AATCCTCGAATTGATGATTTCGAGGGTCATCAGTGTTTTCAAGTTCGAGTCTCATTTGTCTTCCTCCGGTTGGTATGGAGCTGGGAGGGCTCTAAAAGCAATAACACTGGAATGTCCGGTTTCCCATCTGCCCAGCATGTCGAAATAGTTTTGTTGCACGTAATCCGCATCCTCGTCTTTAAATGTCACGAGGTACTCTCCGCATTCGGGAGGATTAACCTCTGGGAAAGGGTTCCAGTCGTCTGGGTCGTATGCGCGAACTCGTTCTATTTCTGATTTACTGACCGATATACATCCCCATGTCCCACTTTCGCTGGGAGGGCTTTGAAATTCAAAGTTTATAGAGTCGTCATTGTTGTCATACTGTTCTCTTATTGCCTGTTGGACATAATCTTTACCGCAGAAAACGTTCAGAGCAGCTTCAATTTCGGGTTTCTTAAGCCGATATGTGTACTTCATTGTCTTATCCAAAAGAGAAGCCCCGCTTTCGCAGGGCTTTTTAGTTAGCGCTGAATATCCGAGGATTTCTCGGTAGTTGGTTGTTCCTGAGTAACTTCGCCTTCCTCAATGTCTTTGAAATCCTCGACGGTGACGGCATTGATGTCAATGACGTCTTCAGGCTTAACTTCCTCTCCGGCTTCTCGTTTGGCGTCTACATTCGTAATTTGCAGGGCCTCAATCGAAACAGGCAGATATTTAAATAGGCGGCGGATAACAGTCTTAAGGGCCATAGCCTCAAAATAGTTGTTCCAAATATTTTTACTCTTGGCCTTGGCTTTAACAGCTTCGACCTCGGCGCGAGACATGACCTCGAACTGGTATCCGCCACCGCGCAGATTTGCGACCGCGTAGACAAACGTGATCGGTTTTTTGATGCGGTCAGCTTCGACGCTTGGTACGTGATGGATGTCCGGATGCAGGCCGAGTTGATAATTAAAGTCGTCACCTTCGTGGACTGCAAACGCGGATAAAGACAAAACTTGTCCGGAACGACGGGCGAGGTCGATCATGCCGCGATAGCCTAAAATCAATTGGCACTGGTTCCCGTAGGGAACAAGGTAAGCTTGACCGAGTGCGGAACCGGGCTCAAGGCCGAGCTGAGCAGACTGCATGACGGCTCCCAGGAAAGATGCCGGAGTTGTGTTGAGAAGCGCTGGAGTCTTTCGTAATTCGGTCGCGGCAATTCTTGCCATGCGGTCTGGACTTAAATGCTTTGGCACCGCGAGAGCCAGTTGTTTTTTGAACTGGTCGGAAAGAACCTGCTGCACGATGATTGGCGCTTTTGTTTTGGGTTTTGCGACTGGTGCAGAGGGAGCGCCGACAGCGGCGGCGAGTTGGTCAGATGTAGACATAATTTAAT